GACATCCATAGCCTCAGAACCTCTTAGACCAGCTGATGTCACAAAAAATAAAGCCTCAGCCGCCTCTGCTGCATTTACGCCAGTTGTTGATGCTAATTGTTTAACTTTTTGACCCATTGAATCCACTTCCGAACCAGCAACCCCAACAAGAGTTTTAATTTGAGTCATTGACTTGTCAAACTTAGCCGCCATTCTAATTGCTTGACCACCAGCTAAAACCATTGGAGCTGTTATTCTAAGCGACAATGATTTACCTACTGAAGAAATTTTTGAACCAAAAGCTCTTAATCTACCAGAGGCAGAATTTAAACCTTTGCTGAATCCTTTGGAATTTAATAATAAATCTACTCTTAATTTTTGGTCTGCCATTTTACAAAAATACTAAAATTTAAACTTAAATATCAACGCCCTTTGACCTTGCTTTCTCTAAAAATTCATTAAACTGTTTTGGAGTAGATTTAACAGCTCCAGTTTTCATCATTTTGTCTTGAGGCAAAGGAAATAAATTAGTTGGTTTCATCATCTGACTTCTTTTAGTGCAATTTACATTATAAATCATTGCTGATAAATAACGAGTTTGCTCCCACAGTAAATTCATTTGGATGTTATTAGCCTCACCTAAAAGCTGATTTTCTATCCATGTATTGGACCAAAAATCATTTGGATTAATTCCTATTTGTCCAATGTAATAATCAAGTAAAGTGTCCCAAGTTAATTCCTTAGGTTCGGATTTGGACTGGTCTTTTTTTTTGTTTTAGGATTTCGGTCAATACCCATGTTGAGTTGATTGCCTAAGATTTTAGATTCCATCATGGAGTCAATCATCTCTTTTAACATCTTCTCATCGACATCCTCTAACCAAGCTCCAACTTTAAATTCATTGTAATCAATCTCATTGCCCTCCTCTTGGTCATAGGCTAATAAACCAGAATAAACTAAAGCTCTTAATGAAGTAATTGAAACTCCTCCAGCAAAAATATCTCCAATCTTCTCTAACGATATTCCCAACATATCTGTGAAGTTTGCCCAAAAATTCATGCTAAAGTGCATGACTCTCTGTTTACCTCCTAGATTGAGAGTATAATATCCCCTTTTTTTGTTTGCCATAAAAGATTAAATCTGTTAAGTCTTAGTTAGTTGATTTTGTTATTGCTCCAGTCAACGTAATTGAACCGCTGTAAGTAACAGGAGACTCAGCCTCAGCTGACATTTCAACACTACTAAGGAAACCCTCAGCTGTATAAATTTCATCACCAGTTGCAGCTGTTCCAAAAATACAAGTCAATTGAGTTCTGGCTAATAAGAAATCAGCCATTTCAATTGCATTGGAACTGTCATCGTATTTTACAAAACCATCAAAACTAATTTCTCCACTCATTGCTCCAGCAATTACCTCTTGAAATCCAGACGAGTCCTTGCTCGTTGCCTCTGGTAAATCATTAGATAAGTTTAGAGAACAACTTGTTGTGTGTCCTAAAGTTGCACCTTCTACCTTTAAAATAAGATTGGTTCCATTGAATATGCCAGTAGTAGCCATTTAGTTTATTTTTTTAGTTATTATTATTTTACAAATATAAGTATTTTATTTTTTATTTATGAGAGACCGTAGGTTGCTTTGGTTGCATTAAATTCAGCTAATACTTCTGATGCTGATAATGCTTTATCAAATATTTTTACTTGCCCTATTTCCCCATCGTGTGAAGTTGTATTTGTTTGATATCTGCCAATTCTTATTTGGTCGGAATTTTGTGCAAATGGATTTGAACCAGTATAAGTGTCTGTTCCATCTGATGAGCCATTTAAATATATTACTGCTGACGTTTCTTTAACATATACAAAAGCTAAATGGTAATAAGGTGTTGTGGTCAAACTTGTGCTTGTAGTAATGTTAATGGCTGTACCATTCGCTGTAGTATACATTTGCCAAACTATCTTATCGCTACTTGCGGGACTTTGTACAATCATACCAAACTCTCCACCTCCTCCAGTCAAATATTTATTCCAAATATATCTTTCTGCGGATAAATCATCAAACTTAATATACATAGTTAAAGTAAAATCTCTATCCCCTAAAGTTGTATATGGAACATCTACATAATTTGTAGAGCCATTAAAATCAAAATGAAAAGGAGTAGAGCCACCTTGAAATGTTGGCCCTTGTATATCTCCATTTATACCATTAGGATATTCTTTTTTTTGTGCTAAATAGTTTTGTGCTACTTGGGCTGAAGTAAGTTCTGCATTATAAAATTTTATATCCCCTATCTGTCCATTTAAACAATAACTTTGTGCTAAAGAATAATCTCCTATAAAAAGATTTGCACTATTACTGCCTAAAGTACCTGAAGATTGTGTGTCTTTTAAAACACCATCTAAATATATTTTTTGTGAATTATCACTTGCAATAGTTACAGATATACATTCCCATAAACCTGTTGTTGAATTACTGCCTGTTTGTGATGTTGCTTGACTACCACCTGTATCATTTCTTTGATACCTATAACCGTTAGAGCTTGTATATTCAATCTGCCAACCGTTACCCCCCCCAGCTTTATCCATTACAAAAGTTCTTGTTGTGTCATCTCTTTTTACCCACATTTCTAAAGAACGATTTGTTGTCATATCAAAAACGGAGTTATCAGGCATTTCTATATTATCTCCACTACCATCAAAACTAAAAAAATTACCTAATTCTTTATCAAATTGTGCATTGCTTATAGTACCTTGAATACCACCTACGCTATCATCCCAAGTGCCACTTGTATAATTAGCAGGGTCAAAATTAGCACTTAAATCTGTAGAATAAATAGAACTAAAACTTAAAAAACAATCTGCTCTAAAGTTTTGTGCTACTTCTGAATCTGTTAAGGTTGTATTGTATATTCTTAAAACAGACATTCTACCATCAAAGAAAACTCCTCCATCAGTTTGATTTCCTATAACAATATCTTGTGTAGAACCTGCATTTATAGCATTACTTGCTGTGTCGGAACTATCTAAGGTTCCATTTATATATAGCTTTACTGTAGATGCTGACCTTGTATATGCAAAATGAGTCCAAACCCCTGTAGAAAACGTACCTGTTGTATTATAAAAATTACTACTTCCACCATCTCTTTCTAACACAGTCAATTTGTTACCACTTATTACTTGAATTTGAAAAGATTTTGTTGTATTACTATTACCAAATTTCCCTACTATTACATCATCTACAGATATATTGTCAAAATTTATCCAAAATTCTATTGTATGTGTTTCACTTGAAAAATTTATAGGTGATGTATCCGTTGCACTTAAAGTTACTACATCATCACTTCCATCAAAATGAAAATAACCTCTTGTATCACTTTCGAATGTAGCACCACTAATTGAACCATCAATTCCACTTCCACTTATATCTTTCCAGTCGCCACTACCACCATAAGAAGTTGTATCACTTGCATTTAAATGTAGTTTTAAATTACTTGCTTTATCAGCTAAAGGTGTAACTAAATCGTGGTTGGCTATATCAAACCAAGTACCACTTCCGTTACCTGTATTAGCTCCACCACTTTCTATACTATCTTCATCGTTAGCATCAAGGTGAAGTATTAATCCTTGTGCTGAACTTGCATCACCAGAATCAGCTGCTGGATTTTGATGAAATAATTTTTTACCTAAAGACATTATAAATTAATATCGTAGTTAAAAACATCTATTTTTTTACTAATTGCATTAATTTCACTTTCTTTAGCAGCAACTGTAACTCTTAGATTGTCTCTTTCAGTTTCAATATTATCTGGGATAGCTTGTCCAGTTTCAGCTTTTCTAACAACATACCAATCAGTCAAAGAGAATTTCTTGTAAGCAGCTCCTTTCAAAGCTTGTATTTTTTTTGTTTTAAGCTCTGCCAGAGTTTCAGAAAATGTTTTTTCTTTTACATCATAAATAAATACTGTTCTTTTTTTGCCATCTACACCTTCATAATTATCTATTGTATGAAGATTTGATATGTATTGTGTTTTACTATCGAAGTTTGGTGTTATGATGTCATAAAAACCACAAGATTCCAAAACATCTTCACCCACTTTACTAAAGTTCTCGTATGCTTTGCCACCAAACTGAAATGAGTTTGGAAGTTGTGGGTATTTAATAATTTTTCCTTTTACTATTCTTGCTTTCATATTGTTATGGTGTTGTCGCATCAGCAAACGTATTGACGCTAAAGATGAATTGTGGTGTTGAACTACTGGCATTTGTGCAGACTACTTGAATTATATTGTCGCCAGAGCCAGAATAAGACGTTGAGCCTACTTTTTTAATTGATGGTGTTCCAGAAGCTGTTGCACTCATAGTCAAAGTATAATCACCAGAAATAATAATGTCTATCACTTGACCAACTTTAAAACTAGTAAATGTCCCAGTGCAATTTCCACCTAATGTGATGGTATGTATAGCACCAGCAGAAAAATCAATGTCAAAAGCACTAGATTTTGTTCCTATTGCATTTATTGCTGTGTATCTGTTTTCTAAAACGTCATGAGTTACTTTTGTTAATGCCATTTTTTAATTTTATTCAAATTTACGAAATTTTTATGTGTGTCACTTCTATGTTTCCAGTCCCTGTTTGTGGTTCACTTCCAGTCGCAAAAGTAAGCGAAGTCCCAGAGGTAGAAAAATTACTTTTGTTTTGATAAACTCCGTCAATAAATATCTGGAGATTATTTTTTGTCGCTGGTTCTGTTGTAAGTGTAAATGGTCCAGTCGTACCATCTCCGTTAAATACATCAACATCTATTGCTGGAGTTCCACTTAATGCAACATAATGAACAAACTCAATGTTATTAGTGCCAGTTAAAGGAGCATTACCAGCTCCAAAAGTTAATGTTGTTCCGCTGGTTGAATATTTATCTTTTGTCTGATATACGCCATCAACATAAACTTGGACATTATTCTCACTTGCTATGGTGTTTGATAATGTAAAAGCAACCGTTGAACTATCACCAGAGGCTTGTTCTGTAACTACTGTTAAGGCTCCACCACTTCCACCAGAACCAGAGCCTGTAAAGGTTATTGTATCTGTTGAATCATTAGTTGTTATAGTTATTCCAGAGGCTCCAGCTAAAGTGAGCGTGTCTGTTGTTGAGTCTGCCACAACGTTACTTTGTCCAGCAACTGCAATGGTTTTAAATACATCTTGAGAGCCACCTATGCCATTTATTTGTGTCTGGATGTTAGATGTTACCCCATCTAAATAACCTAATTCTGTTGAAGTGATGTCAGAAACAGCAACTTTTCCAGAGCCATTAGACAGCAATGCTCTATCCGCTGTTAAATCTGAGCTGGTGATTGTAGTTGCAGCTCCTGTG